AAAGGAATTTCCCGCCTATGCCTACTTATACTTATTTTTGTCAAAACTGTAAATTAGTATTTGAAAAATTCGCAAACATTTCTGACTATCAAGATAAAGAGATTTGTCCACAGTGTGGATATTCGCGAAAAGTATCAAGAGAATTTGCACAAGACGCAAAAACAATTCATACAAACATAATTACTAGCGATAACGAAATTACTATAGGACAATTAGCAAGTCGTAATACTAAAAAAATGACTCGTGATGAAAAAATAGATAAATATTACGAACACAACAAATATAAATGGGAAGGTCCAGAGCTAGATATGCCAAAAGGTATGACCCATATAAATAAAACAGATAAAGATTCAATCATGAAAAAAATAGAAGAAAAATTTTAACAAAAGCGAATAGAGAAAGAAAAATTTTATGTTAAGAAGAGATTTTTTTGACTAACAGTACAATCATTAAGTTGCCTAGACATACATATAACTATTCTATTAACAGGAGAAAAAGACACTATGGTAGAACATAAACGTATTAATCTTACAGATGTAGAAAAGAGTATTTTTCGTCCAAATGAAGTTGAAAATACAACGAAAACAGATTTAGCTTGTCCAAATATTATAGTGTATACTGTTAAAGGACAGCAGGACGAATTTGATGAACAAAATTGTCCAGTCTTAAATGATTCAGTTTATGATCGTAACGGTAAAAAAACTGTAGTGTTGGCGGAAGACCTAGAAGAAGCATATGCTAAACAGGTATTTAAACAAGGTACAAAACATTACTTTGCTAAAACAAACGGTCGAGGAGATTTATATAATCAATACGATTTATATGCTGAAGGGAATGCTAAAAAAACACGTCCTAATGGTGAACCAATTTGGAAGTGGCAAGAAGTAACACAGAGGGTGTTTGAACTTTATCTATCTTTTCTAAAAACTGGTAATAGAGCATGGCACGCTAATGCACAACGTGCAAATCGTTAAAGATATTAAAACTAATATCTAATTTATCACTTATATCTACTATTTGAAGGAATATATTATGTCAATTAATCTATCAACTAACGAAAAATATATTATCCAAGGACGTTTACATGCTAATGAAGACGTGCAAACAATCGCAAAAGCTATTAATAGACACGTAAAAACAGTACAAAGTTATATAGATGGAGAATTAAATAAAATTCACGAAACTGTAGCCGAAATACAATTACAGCAAGAGGCAGAAAAGACAGAACAAGAGGAAAAAAAGGTAGAACAATTAGAAGAAACAAAATCGGTCAACAAACCAAGAGTCTATAAGCCTAAAAATGATCAATTCATTAATAAAACCGCTGGTGGTAAAACTGGTGTAGCTATTAGTACACAAGCCGCATCAGAAAAAAGTGAGTTGATACAAAAATCACATCCTCGAAAATTATCTAGAACAGTTAGAGGCAATACATTCGATATTAAAAAACAAAAAATAAGACGATAAAACATGATAAAATATTCTTCTATTTATGCACCTAACAAACAAATTAACGCTCTACAATATATCTGTGAATTACTTTGTCAACGTAAAGCTGAATTCGATAAAGTATATCTTCCTATCAAGTTTTGGAACACCATGCCAACGTGGGATCGGTACTTTAAGAAAAGTCTTCGTCAAGTAGGTAAACTTTTAAAAATTTACGACGAACGTGCGATTATTAACGCTATCAATAGTAATAAATTTCGCGGTCGATATTCTATCTTTACAGATTTTGCTGAAAATTTGATCAAAAAAGAACAGGAAAAAATTGATTTACAGCGGAGGTCGGAATATAATATCATAGAACGGGTAGACACAAATCAAACACCAAGACCTCAACGAACTCAAAAGGGTATTTTACAAAAACTGGCCGAATTAGATCAATAAAAAACTTTAGATTGTATAATAAAAAATGGCTAAAACATTAAGTATTGAAGACTCAATTAGAAAACAGTTTGGCGAGGGTGTATTAAAAGATGCTCACTCTATTATAAATCGTGAAAATATAGTTATTCCAGTAAGTCCAAAATTAGATTTAATATTAGGAGGGGGTATTCCTGAAGGTAGTTTTGTTATTTTTACAGGACAACCTAAATGGGGAAAATTTTCACACTTAGACTCTATTATTTTTACTCCACGTGGCCCTATGAGATTTGGAGATATTAAAGTTGGCGATTTAGTTTGTACTCCATTTAATGATTATTCCGTTGTACAGGATATATTTCCACAAGGATTACAGGATGTATATAAAGTAACATTTAATAATGGCGATAGTTACGAATGTGGTCTAGAACACTTATGGGAAGTTCGCGATAGATATTTGCAAACTAAAGTTTTAACCACACAAGAAATTATAGATAGAAAATTATTTTTTGAATCTGAACATAGACCAAAATGGAGTGTAATTCCATCTATATGCCGTTTTGATTATCAAAAAGTAGATATTGACCCATATATACTAGGACAATTATTAAGAAATGGTGGATTAACGACTACTAATAGGCAACCAAATAAAATACGAGATGCTTTAAACAAATATGGGCTTATGGGTAAAAATTCACATAATAAATTTATTCCATCTGTTTTTAAATATAATACTACCGCAATTAGATACAAAGTTTTACAAGGAATATTTGATACCGACGGATGTATGAATAAAAACGGCACTTTAGAATATACTTCAACTTCTAAAACCATGATAGAAGACGTTAAAGAAATAGTATTATCTCTAGGTGGATTAACACGCATTAAAACTAGAACCACATATTGTAATAATAAAGCGTTTCAATCATATAGGTGTCTTGTACAGTTTAAAGATAAATCTAAACTTTTTAAATTATCTCGTAAAAAAAATATATGTTCAGTGCGTTCAAAACCACTATTAAGAAAAATTATCAATATTGACTATGTAGGCAAAAAAGAATGTCAATGTATTAAAATTGATCATCCTAGAGGTTTATACGTAGGAGATAATTATATAGCAACACATAATACTACTATAGCACTAAATTTTGCAGCTACATGTCAACAACCACAATATGGTGGAGTATTTTATCCTCAAGGACGACATATATATTATTATAATATTGAAGGAAGATTAAAACCACGAGATTTAAAGGGTATACCTAATTTAGATTTTGACAAATTTCATCTCATAGAATCGGAACCTGGAAAAGTTTTGACAGGGGAAGAATTTTTACAAATTGCCGACACTTTAATCAATAGTAAACCTGGTTCAGTTCATATTCTAGACTCATACTCAGCTTTATGTACTGAGTCTGAATTAACATCAGGAATGGATCAAATGCAACGTGCTGATGGTGCTAAACTACTAGCTAAGTTTTGTAGGAAAATAGCTAACGTTGTACCAATTAATCAAAATATTGTTATTGGAATCACGCATCTGATTGGAAATCCGACAGGGTATGGTAAAGCCTTTAAAGAAAAATCTGGCCAAGCTATTGCGTATCAAGTAGATGTAAAATTACAAGCAGTAGCAATGCGGCCTTGGACAGACAAAAACGAAGTTCAAATTGGACAAGAAACAGACTGGCAATGTATTACTTCATCTATTGGCCCTCCAGGTAAAAAAACAACTAGTTATATGAGATACGGCGAAGGTATAGATAAAGTGCAAGAATTAGCCATTTTAGGATGTGATTTAGGTTTCATTTCTAAAGGTGGTTCATGGTATAGTTTTGATTTTTTAGATGAACCTATTAAAGCACAAGGATTGGAGAAAGTTAGACAAGAATTAGTTGACCATCCCGACTGGCAAAAACAATTAAAAAACAAAATTGAGATGTTTATATAAATGAACGTTCAAGACTTAGATGGTAATATTACATCTTGGAAGCTGGTTGGCCATATAGTTGGCATCAACCAAAGAACATCTCGTTCACAATATCATCTACAAGCACGAGAATTATTAAAAAAAACTTATCCAACATTACAGCTTTTAGAAGAAGTGCCTATTGTTATTAGACAAAATGCCACACTTTATTTAGATTTTTATTTTCCTCTAATTAAAAAAGCTATAGAAGTTCACGGAGAACAACATTATAAATTTATTCCTTTTTTTCATGAACACAGAATTGGTTTTCTGCGTCAACTAGGTAGAGATAGAGATAAAGAGGAGTGGTGTGAGATAAATAAAATTGAACTAATAATATTTAAATATGACAAACAAGATCAATGGAAGATAAAATTATAAACTATCCTATTAATGAACAAGGGGATAAAATTATAAACTGTCCTATAAATGAACAAACCGCAGATGGACGTACTGTTGGTAGATGTTGGTTTAATTTAACAAATAATATTTGTTCACGACATGGTGATGTACAAAATATACAATTGTAAAAAAATAAGAAAAATAAGAAAATCTATGCAAACTTTAGAAGAAAAAATTGCTAAACTTAATCAAACATTAGACGAATATGAAACTTTAAGTGGACTACCACGTTTTCAAAGTTCTGAATTAAGTGATGAAATTAACAGTTATTTAACTATGCCTATTAAACAACTTGAAAAGTTACATCCTGAAGATTGTGCTAATATATCTGTAAGATTGTCTCAACAGGCATTTTATATACAGCGTCTTTATAATCGCGAGCGTTCTCAAATTGCATCTATGGAAGTTGCTCTGAATAAACGTATAGCTCAATACAAAAATAATTATAGTCAATATTTAAAACATGAATTATTAGTAGCGTCATTGGTAAATGAAGATGAATATAGTAAAAAAATACAAGATGTTATTGTGAAAGCCTCACAAAGAACATCTCGTTTATATGCTTTAGCTGATAAATTAAATGATCTTAGTAATAAATTTTCATCATTACAACATGCTAAAATAACATCTATTAAAAATACTAGAGGATAAAAGCAAAATGGATCTATCACAACGCCTGCAAAATCTTAATGTGAAAAGTCAACAAAAAATCTTAAATCTTTTAAGTAAGCTGGAAAATAAACAAGAATTACCAGAAACACAAGAAGGTGGACTTGAATCTACAGAAGGTAAACAAGATCGGTCTATACGTCGTCCACCTATTACACAAGTACAACATATTGCGGATCAAGATAAAAGTCAACAACCTATTGGTAGAATAAAGAAAAAAAAGAAATCTACAAATCAACCAAGGGAAAATAAATACCAAAAACAACACAAAAAAGTAGCCGCTAGAAAAAAGGCACTTGATTTAACAGGAAACAGAAAAAACCTATTTGTAGAACGCGGCTTTGCAAACCTGCATAAAGATGATATTGAAATAGATCAAAAACTATCTGGACACAATAAGCCTTTACAACGTAATATTCGTAATAATTCTATAGAGGTAGAATGTAAACATTGTGGAGATTTATGGAAAGTACCATTAAAAACAGTATTTCATGACGAAGAAGGTATTCAATTTGTTTGTGACGACTGCCAAACTAAAAGAGGTGTGTCATAAATGATATTGTCAGATATTGTAGCGGAAAGAGCGGTATTAGCAGGCATAGCTAGATATGGTGAAACGGCATATTATGACGTAATTGATTTTTTACAGGAATCTACATTTACAGAAGAAATTAATCAAGCTATTTTCAAATGTTTTAAATCTATTTTTGATAATAACGACAATGTCAAAATAGACTTGCCTACAATTTATTCAGTTTCACAAGACCTTGGATTGCAACATTTTTTCGTTAAAAACGACGGTGCTCAACATTTACAAGCTATATTAAATTTACCTATCGAGTTAACCAATATTCGTAGACACGCTGGTAAAATTAGAAAACTTGAAATTGCCAATTTATTACATCAACAATTAGGAATCGCACAAGGACAATTATTAGAGATAACAGGTAATGAAAGTATCGCTAGTATATTGGGAATTGCGGAAGATGCAGTATTTGGTTTTGTTAATACTTTAAATGATGATAATGACTTAAAACCTGTCGGAGATGGTTTAAAAGAACGTATACAATATTTAGCCGATAACCAAGTAGAACAGATTGGAATAAGTACAAATTTACCAGCATATGATTTTGCTATTGGCGGAGGATTACGTTCCTCTAGTGTTAATGTTGTTGGAGGTCGTACCAAGTCTGGCAAGAGTATGTTAGTTGGTAATATAGCACATCATATAACTAAAAATTTAAATATACCTGTCTTAATTTTAGATACCGAAATGTGTCAGGCGGATGTAGAAACAAGATTATTAGCAATGATGACAGAAACAAATATGGGTTTAATTGAAACTGGAAAATTTGCTGATACCCCCGAAACTAAAGATAAAATAAATAATGCTGTTGCTATATTAGAACAACTACCATTAACACATAAAAATATTGTAGGAACAACTATAGAAGAACAATTATCATTAGCACGAAGATGGATAACTAAAACGGTAGGAGTTAACGATGATGGTACAGCAAAAAGTTGCGTTATAGTTTATGACTATTTACAATTAACACAACCAGATGACATTCAAAAAGGTCTACAAGAATACCAGCAGTTGGGGTTTACAATAAAAGCACTACATAGTCTTGCTGTTCGTTATAAACTCCCTATTTTATGTACCGTACAGCTTAATCGTGATGGCCAATCTGTAGAAAGCACTACTGTAATAAGTGCTTCAGATAGAATAGCACACACCTGTTCTAATTTTACCATACTGAAGGCTAAGATACCAGAGGAAGTAGCAGAAGATGGACCAAATGAAGGTAATATAAAACTTGTACCTATTATAGCAAGGCATGGACCAGGCGTAGAGCAAGGAAATTACATAAATTGCGAATTCAAAGGCTGGTGTGCTAAAATAACAGAAAAAAAGACTAAGTTCGAACTAGTACATAATAGTCAAAATGTTACAACACAACAAATGAATTTCTAACATATAATACTACATGGCAAATAAAAATAATATACAATATGATATACCCATGTTAGACAACCTCAATAAAAGAGTAATGTCAAAATGGGAAAATTTATTTCAATCTTTTGGAATACTAGAGTACAATATTAGTTCATATAGAGTGCAAACATGCTGTCCAATTCATGGTGGTGACAACCCGTCAGCTTTAGACATGTATTTGGAAGGATGTAATACTTTTCCTGGACTATGGTATTGTCACACACATCAATGTCATACAATTTTCCCTAAAAACATTATCGGTTTTACACAAGGAATGCTGTCACGTCATTTAGGATGGAATTCACCAAATGATAAAAAAGTAAAATTTATGGAAGCGGTTAATTATTTAGTTAAATTTCTTAATACCAGTCCGTCAGAACTTCAAGACGACAACTTTAATTATCATAGCCACAATTTTACCAAACAAATAAATAACATTTTTACAAATTCAGTAAAGCCGATATCAGAAATAAGTCGACAAAAAGTACGCGAAAATCTTGCTATCCCGTCTTCTTATTTTGTTAAGCGTGGATTTTCAGAACTTATTCTCTCTAGTTATGATATTGGAGATTGTGTAAATCCAGCAAAATTTATGTATAATCGTGCTGTAGTACCTATTTATGATAAAGATTATAACTATGTCGGTTGTACTGGACGCACAATATGTAATAAAAAACCTAAATGGTTACATAGCGATGGTTTTCAAGGTACTCAACATCTATATAATTATTGTAATGCTAAAAAGTATATTGAGCAATCAAAAACTGCTATTATTGTTGAAGGTCCATCAGATTGTTGGAGATTGGAGGAATGTGGTTTACATAATAGTTTAGCTCTTTTAGGAGTATCGTTAAGCACAGGCCAATTCAACCTGTTAAATCAATCGGGTGCATTATCTCTTATAATTATACTAGATAACGATAAAAATAAGGCTGGTGATATTGCTATGAAAAAATTGTACGAACAGTGCCACCGTCTTTATAGAATGTATTTTCCTCAAATTAAAACTAATGATGTAGGAGAAATGCAAAATGATGAAGTTACTTCCGACATATTACCTTATATTAAAAAATTAGAAAAGGAGATGATGTGAAAATTTTAGGATTGTCTGGGCATAAACAAGCCGGTAAAGATACAGCAGCTAACTTTATTTTAGGTGTTCATTTAATTTCTTACGGGATTGTGCGTGGAAATTTTCAAATTACCCCACAAGGTGCTTTATTCGTTAGTGATATCAATGGAGAAGAAAATACTAATGGTATCCTAAATCAAAACTGTATTACAGACGAAATATATACTTGGTATCAAACAAATATTTGGCCATATGTAAAATATTATAGTTTTGCTGATCCTTTAAAACAACTTTGTATTCAGATATTAGGACTAACAGTAGAACAATGTTATGGAACAAATCAACAAAAGGATAGTTTAACTAACTTAAAATGGGAAAATATGCCAAATGTTGATTCGGATAAATCCGGTTTTATGACAGCAAGAGAAATTTTGCAACATGTTGGTACTAATATTTTTCGCAAAATGTACCCAGACGTATGGGTGGACGCAACATTGAGACAAGTACAAATAGAACAGCCACAACTAGTAATTATTAAAGATGTTAGATTTCCTAACGAAGTAGAAGGCGTTCAAAAAATGGGCGGTAAAGTTATTAGATTTACACGTTCTCTATATACAGATAAACATGATAGCGAAACTAAACTAGATAAAGAAAACTTTGATTGGAATAAGTTCGATGGTATAATTGACAACTCTGAGATGGATATTTCAAAGCAGAATGAAGCAGTATATAATTTATTAAGACCGTGGGATTATATCCCTGAACTAGAAGTATAAAATGTATAACAAGGTTTAAAAAGGGGTTTAAAATGAGAAAAGATTTGACTAGTATTGTTTTAGTTGTAGACCGTAGTGGATCTATGATTTCATGTCGAGATGATGCTCAAGGTGGTATCAATACATTTATAGAAGAACAAAAAAAAGCAGTAGGTGAAGCAAAAATAACCTTGATTCAATTTGATGATCTATATGAAGTAGTACACGAAAATTTAAATATTCAAGACGTTCCTCCATATATTTTAATGCCGCGTGGAATGACTGCTCTTTTAGATGCTGTTGGCAAAGCTATTAGTATTACCGGTGAAAGATTACATAAATTAGACGAAAAAGATCGTCCAGGATGTGTTATTGTAGTAATTGTAACAGATGGTCATG